TTATCAGGCCTAATAACACAGATGAAAGTTCACATTTATTCGAAGGAAGGATGCCAATATTGTAACCTAGCCGCGGAGCTTTGTGCTTCCGAGGGGTTGGATTACGAAAAGATTATGATAGAAAAGGACAAGTTAAAGGACTTGTGTGGTGGAAAATTGGATTCTTACCCTCAAATATTTGTGGACGATCGTCACATCGGTAACTATTTTGAATTCCAGGACTACCTCGAAGAAGAATATGAACCACTGCTCACCCCGTCACTCGATAGATTCACAGTCTTTCCTATTAAGTATCCAAACTTGTGGGACATGTACAAGAAGGCACAAATGTCCAATTGGACAGCCGAAGAGATTGATTTCTCCAAAGACATGGAAGACTGGAAGTCTCTCAATGAAAATGAGCAAAAGTTTATCAAGTATATCTTGGCATTCTTCGCTGGTTCCGATGGAATTGTTTTTGAAAACATTAATAACAACTTTGCCGATGAAGTTCAAGCATCTGAAGCTCGATCATTTTATGCTTACCAGTCTCACAATGAAATGGTGCACGGTGAAACATATTCCAAGTTGATCGATAAATACATCAAAGACGGTACCGAAAAGAAGCAACTCTTTCAAGCGGTCCAAACAATTCCTTGTATTGAGAAGAAGGCTAATTGGGCCATGAAATGGTTCGACACAAAGTCTCGCTCTTTCGCCGAAAGGCTTTTTGCATTTGCTTGTGTCGAGGGAATTTTCTTTTCTGGATCTTTCTGTGCCATTTTCTGGTTGAAGAAACGTGGTCTTCTGCCGGGTCTTTGCTTCAGTAACGAACTTATTAGCCGAGACGAAGGACTTCATCAAGAGTTTGCCGTTGAACTCTTCAAGATGCTTCGCAATAAACCATCATCGAAGGTTCTTCAAGACATTGTCAAGGAAGCAGTCGAAATTGAAAAGGGTTTCATTCTCGATGCCCTTCCTTGTAGTCTCATCGGTATGAATGCAGAGAAGATGTCTGAATACATTGAATATGTTTCGGATCGTCTTTTGAAGCAAATTGGACAACCACCCATTTGGAATTCCAAGAATCCGTTCGATTTCATGGAGAACATTAGTTTGGATGGTAAGACAAATTTCTTTGAAAAGAGAGTTGGTGACTACGGAAAGTTGGATGATGACTCAGATGACATCGAGTTTGACGAAGACTTCTAGACAGACTCCATTCTATCGAGACCATCGTCTGCACTATTTCTACGTTTAGTGACAACGGTCAATGCACCTAACCATCTCATCACAGCTCGTTTAGACGCGAGTTGTGAAGAGGTCTCATCGCTCACGATTATACTTAGACCGTTGCATACATCCGGTTTGTTGACGCGATCTGGAAATTCTAAATTGAACCCTTCAATTGATATGGCCGGTATGTCCGGGGCATCATCTAATAGTCGATCATATTCTTCGCGACATTTCTTGACGAAATCTATAACACATGTTCGGGCTTTAGTATCTAAAGAAAGTTCCATTTGTATGTTGCGGTAGAATTTCGAATACTGAACGCACATCGCAGAATGAGATTCAGATAGTGACAAACTTTGACTAAATTTACTTATAGATGTAAGAATTCCCCCGATGACATTGAGAAATGCAAACATGTACTGCACAATCATAATTTTGGATCTTGTTTCCGGTGAGACTTTTTCATTACCACTTGGATTGAGTACTGCAAAACCTCCAACACCTGTGATACTCGCGATCACGATGCTTGGATATGAAAGATAGTCATTTTGTTTTTTAAAATGTAGTCTCGCGTGATTGTGTAGCCAGCGATACCCAGCGGCTCGCTCGGCCCACGAATTAAGAAGACTTTCTTGTTTGGGACACCACTTGTGTTTCTCCTCTTCTTCCATTATTTTACGCACGCATTTTTAATCTTGGTCGCTTCTTGCCTGGCCATGGTATCGACGAGTTCATTTTGTGTTTGACCACTGTGTGCCCTGACCCATTTCCATTCGACATTTGATATTTCTTGTGAAAGTTGATCAATTTTTACCCAAAGATCTTTGTTCTTTACGGCAGTTCTCGTTGACGTTTTCCATCCATTGAGTTTCCATTTTTTAATCCAAGAGGTTATACCATTCTTCACGTAGTTGCTGTCCGTAAAAATTGTCACCGAACCTATTTTACGCTCGATGCATTCTTCGAGAGCCATAACTACCGCGGTCATTTCCATGATGTTATTCGTTGTGTTGTCTTGACCACCCGATAATTTAAAGTCTGGACCTAGCACGGCCCAACCACCTGGACCGGGGTTACCTAAACAACTTCCGTCGGTGTAGACCAGCATATCTTATTACTCTTTGCAATGTTTTCTTTAGCCGGCAATAATTGAAGGTTGGTGTAATGAAAACACTTTCGCTGCTGCTCTTCGTCACTTAGATCAAATAAAGAACATGGTATGATGTGATCTATGTGTGCATCCGAGTAGTCCTGAAATTATTTCTAGTTCACGAACGCGAGACAAACATTAGGGTACTTGAAATATCTTAATGTTTGTGTTAATGATTTTTATACTAAAATGTAGCCATAACTTTCTTAGTTGGAGAAAGCAAGTCCGCCCATCCCGCTTTGTATGCGAAGGACGTTGTAGTTGGTCGCGAACATGTTGAGCGACGTCGCGGCACCGGACGCCATGTTGGACTTAACCTTGATAGCGACTTGAGCATTGTCAATACGACTAAAATTACAGCTCCCTGTTGGCTGATGTTCTTCCGGCTTGAGGGCGAAAGAGTACGCGTACACACCCGGCATCGGGCAGCCAGAGTGGTGGTTGAACGGTTGCACTTGGTTGAAGTACTTACCGGTTTGCTCCTTGAAGCGATCTTGGCCGTTAAGGACAAGTTTGAAGGTGTCGAGCGGACCGACAGCGGCGGCAGAAGAGGCACCTTCTTCGACCAATCGGAGACCACCGTTGGCACCCGCGGAGAAGAGCGGGACACCGGTCGCTTGCGTGAGCGGCACGTAGCAGTTGGATTCGGAGACGGCCGACGGGTCAGATTCGACGACGACATCACCCGTCGCAACGTTGGAGGAGAAGTTCCACAACTTGTCTTCCGCGGAAGACGCACCAGTGACAGCCCAGACGAGTTCCTTCACCGGGTGGTTGTAGGACAAACGGATGTTCTTGGTATCACCCGAGGTCACGGCATCGACACCAGTGTGTTGCACTTGTTCAATGAGGTATTCGTGACCCTTTTGGGCGAAGCGTCGGCGTTCTTCAGTGTCGAGGTACACGTAGTTGCCCCAAACCTTGAAGGTGTTGGTACCGAAGTAGACTTCGAACATGTCAGACAAATCGAAGTCAATGCGCACTTCGTGGTATTGAAGGGCAATGAGCGGCAAATAAAGACCCGGATTGCGGTTAAAAAAGAAGATCAACGGCAAGAACACTTGACCCTTACCCGTCGTCATCTTCGCGTAGTTCGCCTTCTTGGATTCATCCAAGTAAAGCTCGGAGTACAAACGCCACCAGCGTTGGTAGTGCTTGTCGATGCGTTGACCACCGATGGAGAGTTCGGCCGTCTTGATCGCACGTTCCGCAACCCAGTTGCAGTCCGTGGCACCAGACTTGGAGGTGAGACTAGCCTTCGACGACAATTCAACGTACATGTCACCGATCAAGTCACCGTTGCGGGCAACAGTCACGGAGATGCGACCGTTGTTAGCCGGGTTACCGTTCGTGGTTTGTTCGATGTTTTCCATCGCAAAGTTGGTGTGTCGCTTGTACACAGCCTGGAAGAAAGTGACCTTCGGGTTACCCGTAAGGTAGACATCTTGAGCGCCATAGGCAACCAGTTGCATGAGACCGCCAGCCATTTTGAGAGTTTTTGTACTATATACAGAGATTTTTTTTTGGCCTGGTACCGCACGACGCGAAAAATTGATGTTGGTCTTTTCTCAGTATAGATCAAATGTCGAGTGACCAAGAAATTGAAGAAGGTGAAATTGTTCCGGTCGAAGAAGACCTCATTGATGATGAAGAAGATTTTGACTTTGAAGAAACCGGGATCGATCTTGTCGATATTCTCACGACCCCGGATGGTGACACTGTTTGTTCCGCCCTGGTTGCACTTGTTCAACAAATCCAAACCCAAAATAAAATCCTGATAAAGATGCTCGGTAAGATGGGTTAAAAAATAGAAGCGAGTATTAGTAAATTAAGGGATGGAGACTCACTTCATATCCGAAGATGCAGATCAACATCAATCGAATATGGAGATGTGGAAAAGTCAGATTCAGTCATTAAGTTCTGAAGAGTTGGTGGAATTTTTGTCTGGACTTGAAAATGAATGGTATATCGGCGCACGTCGAGATTCAAAAATCTCCTCTGAGTTGGGATATAAAAAATTCTTCAGACCGGAAGAGATAGACCCCGAATCTGGAAAACCTTATAGAGTAGATATCGAGTTGCTTTCTGGAAAACACAAGAGTATTCTTACACACCTTGGGCAGCTGTATCATCGAGGTGAATCTCTTGACATTCTGGACTACGAACCAGATGATGATGGCCTGAAAGTTTCGGTACGTATTAATCGTTTGATTGATCAAGTGGACGATGCATTTCAAATTGTTTTTCGTAACACGAGAATCTACGAACGTATCAACAACCCGACATTTGTTCCTATCAACCCGGAAACAGATCATTCATTATTCAGATGTAGCACCATCAATGTTGATGAACTTACTCCGTATCAACAAGGAATCGTAGCTGTTCTGAATCACACGTACACAAACAACATTAGGCGTTACAAAGGATATTGTTGCACACAGATTGTTACCCCCGAGGGCTACTCAACTCGTGCATGGAAGCCGGCGAAAACTATCCAAGAAGAAGTTCATATGTTTGCTCAAAAAGAAACAAACTTTGAAACTTGGAAGAATCTGACATCTCGTGGTTCTGGTTTCAATGATGTGATTAATCATTTATCAAAGTGTTCGGACATGCAGTTCCCAGAGATTTCTAAGAATCGCCATGTCTGGAGTTTCAAGAATGGTGTGTTCATCGGTAAGGAATGGGTTCCTTCAACTGGTAGGTACGAATCTAAATTTTACAACTATGAAAGTAAGCAGTTCAAGTGTCTCGATCCAACTATAGTGAGCTGTAAATACTTTGATCAAATGTTCGAAAGTTATGATCACATTGAAAACTGGTGGGACATTCCAACGCCGTATTTCCAAAGCATCATGGACTATCAAGGTTTTGATGAAAAGGTGTCCAAATGGATGTACGTGATGGGTGGTCGTCTTTGTTTTGACGTCGGTGACCTCGAGGGTTGGCAAATTGCCATGTACTGTAAAGGGGTTGCCAGAACTGGTAAGTCTACTTTATTGA